GATACCCGCTGGTTTCAATTCCACCCGCATCACCAATTTGCACTTTTATGTTTGCGGAACCTGAAAAACTAACAGTAGTAAACGTAACAATAATCATTTTTACGCCAGCGGGGATTGAACCAAACGTGACGGAAGTGCCTGAAGTTGTTGCTTGTACGGCAGACTGTGTAAACCCAGCACTAGGAGCATCTGTGAAGCTGAGAACTCCGCTTCCGTTAGATTTGAGTAGCTGATTTGCACTGCCGTCTGCATGGGGCCAAGTCAAACCATCAAGAACTAGCTTGCCAGAACCTGTTGGGATGACAGCTATGTTACCGTTTGTGGACTTCTCATTTAATGTATCAACTTTAATCGTACTCATTATATCACCACAAAAGTTGCGCCACTGGAGATGGTAAGCGTCACCCCAGAAGCTATTGATAATGGACCAGTTGCTGAACCGTTGTCTGTTGCAGCCATTGTCTGTGAAGTATTTAGAGTAGCCTCGTTAACCCGGATGATGTCACCGCTTGTTCCAACACTTTCACCAGATGCACCTTCTCCAAGGAAGCTGCCACCGCCGCCACCGCCCGGTTTAGTTCCAGCCAAACACCAACCTGTCTGACGATAAGTGCCGCTACCATATTCTACAAACTCAAGCTCGTCACCAGCTTCAGTTGTAAAGTTCTCTGCACCAGCTAGGATTAAATTACTTGCGTGATGTGTAAGCTGACAAGCTCCATCAAAGTGAAGTTTGATAAGCGTACCTGCTCCACCAGTAGTGTTGATGCTTGTGATGGTTGTAGTGCCTGTAACATCAAAGTAGTTGCCGTCTGTGCCGACTGCCAACGCTCCGTTGCTAGCTACATCAGCACCTTTAGACCACTGCACCTGATGTCCGTTTGCATCGAGGTCACCGCCTAACTGAGGAGATGTGTCTTCTACTATGCTATTAATGGACCCGTTATTACCTGAGAAGGCAATGACTACGCCTATTAAATCGCCATCTGTAAGTGTGCCGTAAGTTGCTACATGGGTTACGGCTACTTTAGAATAAGTTGATGCACTAGTAACCGCACCAGACACTTGGAAGACTACGCCAGCACCACCTGTGCCGCCCTCTGATATATAGATTGTGGCAGAGTTTGTTGCCGTTGGATCATCAAGGCTATCAATAAAACTATTTATGCTAACGCCGTTTCTTTCCACATCATCAAAGTAAAGAACTGTTGCAGAACTAAGAGTTGCGTTATTAGCAAAGACCTTTCCTACACCTTGGTCCGTATCCGTTGTTGCGGTTTCCCAAGTCATCTGGATACCAGCCGCCGTAAGGTTGCTATCCACGTATGCTTTGATGGACTGTTGAGTTGCAAGTTGAGTTGCGCTGTTAGTCCCCATCGCATCCTCGTCGAGGATACCTGTAACCGTAGAACCTGTGGCTAGGGCGAGAGAGGTTGCAGCGGTGATAGTAGAGAACGCGCCAGTTCCAGCGGTAGATGCACCAATGTTTGTGGCGTCAATTGTACCGCCGTTAATGTCTATTGTAGTGACTGTACCAAGATCAGGTGACGTGCCTGAGAATGTTGCACCCTCTGCTAGAACTTGAGCGTCTGCGTAAGTGATGTTACCAGTTGACGCACCCGTTGCCGTAGTCGTGCCAAACGCAAACTTATCTGCGCTTTCGTCCCACCCCATAAACGCATTGTTTCCAGTGGAGCCTCGCTCCATGACCAAACCAAGATCGTTAGCATTAGAACCTGCTCCTGAGTTTAATTCTATAAGAGGGTCTTTAATTTCTGTATTTGTGGCATCATTCGTAACTGTCGTGCCGTTAATCGTTAAGTTTCCTGTGACAACTAAATTTCCAGAGACATCGACGTTATCGGTAGTTTGGATAGCATCAACCCAAAGTTTTTTCCATCTAACGCTAGTTGTTCCTAGATCATCGGTGCTATCTGTATCAGATACTACATTTCCACCGTGAGTAGTTACGCCTACTAATTTAGATGTGCCCCCAACAAATAACTCTTTAGCAACTCCTACGCCTCCATCTGTATGGATAGACCCAGTGGTTGCCGAAGAAGAAACGGTTGTATCATCTACAGATACAACACCACTTGTTGTGACTGTTGTGAACGACCCAGCAGCAGCGGTGTTGGCTCCGATAATACCGTCGTAATTAGTAGACGTTAGCTTACCGTTAGCAGAATCAAACGTTAAGTTAGTGCCAGTTTTGGGTAGCTGTGATCCTGTAGCTGCAGTGACAAACAAAGGGAAACAACTAGTGTCTGAGCTTTCATCAGCGGTGAAAACATACCCGTCTGCCTCAGTTATACCAGCTGCAGTTAGCCGTAGCTCGATACGGTCTCCAGCAGAATAAGCTCTCGCAGTTGTGCTCTCTGCGCCGCGAACGACGGTTAACGCATCTGTAGACCGCGCAGTACACTTAACAATCTCTAGGTTATTAGAAGTGTCAATTAATGTAGCGTAAAAATAATCGCCACTAGATGGGTTAGGAAACAACGCCCCATCGTCAGTGGCTAATGTTATAGCTGTTGCTGAGTCGGAAATACCACTAGCGAGTGTGCTAAAGGCGTTGTTTGCAAATAACGCTTGTACCATGTTTTAACTCCTTAACACCATGCAGACTGCCGTACAGTAGGTGCAGCCCGCCCTGCGCCTATATTTACACGCGCCCTGCGCTCAGTCACTTTAAATACAAACTGTTTCGCATGGTACGCAGCTAATTCCTTATCACTCCATGTTCGCTCTGGAAGCGTTAGTAACTGCTGTAAAGCGCCGTGCATAATGGCGTCCTCTACATCGTCCATTACCGCCTCATTCATCCCTGTAGACGCCCTACTAGGCCGTTGAGATACAAACATATTAATCTTATCAGTGCTATTAATAGGCACTAATGCTACATGAAACGTGATGGGGCTAATCTGGAAAAAATACTGTGGGGTTGCTCGCTCAGCGGTGACCGCAGATGGATACTTAGGGTACAGGCTATGGAGTGTCTCGAGTGTAATTGGGCTAAGCTCATTACCATTAATGTTGGCTGTAATAACGCTATACACCTCAGCGCCTGACTCAGGAACAAATGCGTACTGATACGTGCCCGCCGTCATAGTGATAGCAGCTTGTTGATACCGCCAAGCATTAGTCCGTTCACACACATCAATAGCAGCATTACGAACATATGTTACAATAACAGGCTGAGGACAACCCGGCACACTGGGTGCAATCCTATTTACAAGGTCAGAAAATAATCGCGTCGCCATTATACTACCTCAATTTGAAGGGGCTGACCTGCGTTTTCTGTGTCTGTCACAGGTAATGATGCTGTAGTAGCACCAAGCTCAGACATAAATAAATCCATATACATCTTAGCTCGCCCATTCGTAACGTGTTCATTATCAATTGATTCTGCTAAGAATACTACAACATCTATTAAAGCAGGTACATAGGCATCTGGCAGCAGTGTAACAGTAGCGCCACCAGCGTATGTAGGTGGAACTTGTGAGTACTCTACAGTGAGGGTCTGGTTTGCGGGAGCCTTTGGGTATATAAAAAATTTATTTGGGTTACGCACATGGCGCATCCAATTGATAGCAGCTCCTGCGGTAGTATTTACCCATGTAGGGATAGTCTGGTCAAGAACCTCACGGTCCGCCTCAACTAGCCCTGTACCACCGACAATGGAATAGCACTCTATTATACGCAGTGAATCGCTAGGAGCAGATTGAATAACTGCGTTCTCAACACAGGCTACAGTACCAACATAAGAAAAGAGGTCCGGGCGTAGTAATTGTATCCGCTTTAGTCCTTGGTTACAAAGATCAAGAAGAAATACATCACTATACCGGTAAGCAACAGTTTCATCTTGGATGATCCGTCGCACCGCTGTAACTATGTCGTTTAGTATCATTTTATAGTACCGCCTGTAGCACTAACCTTAAGACCTGTACCTTTTTTAGGCTCAGTCTTACTAATAACAACTTCATCAGTAGATAGGTCAACTGTAGCCTTACGACCAACTTGCTTTGCTGGGATAAATTTCTCAGGGAACGCAATCTCTTCTGAAACTTCTTCTACAGCAGAATTCTTACATAAAGTATCATTGTAGTTATAGATCGTACCGTCAAGTTTGTGCCGAAGCCAACGACCCGGGTGCCCCATAATAGCCATGAGTATCTCCTAAAAGTGAGAGAAAGGGGGGCAACTTAGCCCCCCAATCAATTACGAACAATCAGCAATAACTGCCCATACTTTAATCTTAGCAAGATCAGTTACAGCACCTGATACACCAATAAGCATATCAATAGTGTCTGCAGCCGCAAGATAGTGACCAGTATTAGCTGAGATTAAAAGCGCACCGTTTGATTGAGTGGTTCCTGCTGCGTTAGCATTACCCCCATCAATAAACCCATCAACGTCACCACCGGTAAGACCGATGTCAAATGTTGATGCCGCACCTTCAGCGGTTATAGTAGTTGCACCAACCGCCATTATTAGCGTGTTAGCTGGTAGCGAGAGTACTTGGAGAGAGTCACCAGCAGCAAGCGCTGTGGCACCTGCTGTAACTCTATCGGCAGTAATCGTAGCAAAGTCTAGTACGACTTCAATGTATCCAACCCTGTTAATACCTTTAGCAGGGTGTGCTGCAGAGCCTTTATTAAAGCCATGCGTGTCTGTATAAGCAGCCATGATATATTCTCCTTCCGCTTATGCGATTGTGATGATGCCAGCAGTGATAGCTTCAGGT